AAGTGTCGTTTAAACCTACTTTTATAGATATGGAATTACCAGTGTATAAAATTGTGGTCAATGATGATGACGAAACAGGCGTGGAGTTTGTTTCTCTCGTTGACCGCCCAGCCATACAAAAAGACTTCATGCTGTTCAATGAGCAATTTGTTGAACCGGGCCCGACTGAAAACGAAGATGAATTTATCAGCCGTTGCATCCCGGTAATGATTGGCGAAGGAATGGAGCAGGAACAAGCCGCAGCCGTGTGTTACAGCAAATGGGAAAGCAGACAGAAATTTGAAAGCTACTCGGACTATCCCGAAGCGGCCAAAGAAAATGCAAAGGTTGCTTTGCGTTGGGCAGAAGAAAACGGATGGGGTGACTGCGGAACTGCGGTGGGTAAAATCAGGGCAAACCAGTTAGCTAACGGTGAAGCCATTACCCGTGACACTATTGCAAGGATGGCAGGGTTTGAAAGGCACAGGCAAAACAGCGACAAGGAATTAGGTGACGGATGTGGCCGCCTGATGTGGTTGGCTTGGGGTGGTGACGAAGGTATTGAATGGGCAAGTCGCAAATTGCAGCAGATTGATATGCGTCAGGCATACTCGGTTCAATCCGAAGAAAAGCGGATTGTCACCGGCCCGGCAATGTTGGCCGATTTACCCATTTACCGCTACGATGATATCAGGGGTGAGTACTACGTGACATTTGATGCCGACACCATTTGGAAGATAGCAAAGAAGTTTGTCCGCAATGATGCCTACAAAGCAGTCAATACCGACCATGCCAACCCCGTGAAAGAGGGTGTCCACATGATTGAGAGTTACTTCATTGACCGCAAACGTGGTGTGATGCCACCGACCGGCTACGAAGATGCAAAGGATGGCAGCTGGTTCCTGACCTATTTAATAGACAACGAAGAAATTTGGGCGAAAGTTAAGGATGGCGAATGGAAAGGATTTTCAGTTGAAGGTCTTTTCGACATGGAAGAACAGGATGAAGTCCTTGAAATGATGCGTGAAATTACCGCCATGCTGAAAAATTTTGCATAGGGCAAAACATAACTACCTTTTAAGATATATGGAATTTAAATCAGAATTAGCCGAAATGAAAGCATCGCTGATGGCATTTATGTCAGAAGTGAAGCAGCGTTTCAGCGAAGAACCTGTGCCTGCTGCGTTTGGTGAGTTGACTTTGGTTGACGGAACTATCGTGGTTTTTGAAGGTGAGGAACTTGCAGCCGGAATGCTCCTGAATGTTAAAGGCGAAGAAGGCATCGTGCCTGCTCCCGATGGAGTGCATGAAACTACCACTGGTCTTTTGGTGACAACCAAAGATGGTGTGGTTGAAATGATTGAAACCAAAGAAGAAACTCCCGTTGAGGAAGTTGAGGTTGAAAATCAGTTTGCATCCGTTGAGCAGTTCGACGCACTCCGTGCCGCTAACGAAGAACTGGCAGCGAAAATCGCTACCCTTGAAACTGCACTTGTAAACATTCTTGGCAAAGTTGAAGAAACTTTCAGCGTGTTTGAAAAGTTTGCAGCCACCACCCCTGAACCGACCAAAAAGCCATTCGGTTCAGTTAAACCCGAAAAAGAGGAAAATTTCTTTGGCTTTGTTTCCGCAATCAAATCAATCAAAAAATAAAATAAAATCATGGCATTTGACGTAACAGGTCTCACCAATTACACCAAAGAAGAGAGCTTAAACCTTCTGACCAAAGCGATGTTCACCGCCAAAACTGCACGTCTGTTGCAGGGTGCTGGACAGGTTCTCCCCGGTATCAAATCTGCTGAAATACTGCCTTTGCTGTATTCAGACGTTTACTTCCAATCTGACAGCTGCTCTTATCAGACAAGCGGTAACACTACCCTGTCCAAGCGCACCCTGACCGTTGGAAAAGTTAAGGTTCAGGAAACTCTTTGCCCCAAAGACCTTGAAACCAAATACACACAGAAAGCTCTTGCCGCTGGTGAAGCTATCGACATGGGTGTATTCACCGAGCAAATAGGTGCTGAAAAAGCTGCCAAAATTGCCGAAGCTATCGAAACTTCAATTTGGCAGGGTGATACCACAGGCGGTGCTGGCAACTTGGGTTACTGGGATGGCTTCCTGACTATCCTCGGAGACCTCGGTTTCGGTGGTGCAGGTGACCCTATCAAAGGTAACGTGGCTAACGCTTACGCTTCTATCACTGCTTCCAACATCGATGACATCATCACTACCATTTACAGCGTTATCCCTGCTGAACTGCTTGGAAAACCTGACCTGATGATTGCTATGGGTACAGATACTTTCCGTCTTTACAGACAGTGGTTGGTAACTGCTAACCTGTTCCACTACCCTGCAAACGAAATCGCAGAGATGGAGATTGTTGACCCTATCACTGGCATCAAGATCTACGGTCTGCACGGTATGAACGGCACCAACAAAATCGTTGCTGGTCTGTGGTCAAATTTCTTCTTGGGTACTGACATGATGAACGAAGAAGAAGAGTTTGAATTTATCTTCAATCCTTTCGAGCGCAGAGTACAATTCCACACCGCCTTCAAATACGGATGTCAGGTTGCTTACCCTGAGCAAGTTGTTCTTTTCACACTCTAATCATTTAACCGAATAGAGAAAGTTTAACCCGGGGGGTGGGGAAAAACCCTACCCCCCTTTAATTTAAAAAAAGAAATGAGTTGTGTTTTAACCACCGGATTTACCTTGGACTGCAAAACCGCAGCCGCAGGTATCAAAAATATTTGGCTCGTTGAGTTCGATGCTAAATCTACATTAACCAAATCATCAGGCGAAGTTTCTGCCCACACTTTGAGTGGTGGCAAAAGCTACTTCAAATATGAACTTGAAAAGGAAACTGGCTCCATGACTTGGAGAACCATTCCTTCAACCGAAAACGGAACTGTGTTTTACGAAGCTGACCTTGTTGCACGTTTGCACAAAGTTACCACTGCACAGCGCAACGAGATTAAACTTCTCGCACAGAACAGAATGTTAGCCATTGCCCTTGATGCAAGTGGTGACTACTGGCTGCTGGGTGCTGACTATGGTGTTCAGTTGCAGCAAAGTGAAACAAACTTCGGACAAGCGTTTGGAGATTTCAAAGGTCATGTGCTAAACTTTTTGCACAAAGAAACCGATTTACCTTTGAAAGTTCAGGCCGCTGTTGTAACTTCGCTGGGTCTTTGATTTTTTCATAGTGTTTTCATGCAGAAAGGGTCGCCATTTGGCGGCCTTTTTTGTTTAACATGAAACCGACCTACTTATATAGATAGGATGCTGTACATAACCAAAGCAGGAACACCCGAATTGATAATCACAGGCAGAGAAAAGGTGACCGTTTCTCCCGTGTATTATCTGTTGGTGTTTGAGTCCGAAATGTCCCAGGAACAAAAGGCATTTATTGTAACCGATACAAGCACAGCACCCAACAGATACCAGCTATTTTCATTTGTAGAGGGCAGCAGTGCAGCAAAAACATTGGCGGTAGGAACGCATTACTGGGCATTATACGCACAAACCTCCCCAACGAATACCAATCCATTACTTGCATCACAGGAAATTGACCGGGGATTGGCTTATGTTACCGCATCGCATACCGCATTTAACGACCACGAGGTCAATACAACTATTAAACAACACCACATCGGATGAGTTTCGACCTATTACGCATAAATTTTACCGAGTCAAAGTTGCCTAAATTCAAGGAAAACAAGAATAAAGGCATCGTTACCTATGGGGAAAAGAACGATTTTCCCGATACGTTACTTGAATTTTACAACAGAAGCCCAAAACATGGGGCTATTGTAAGGCAGAAAGCCCGTTTTGTGGCAGGTGAAGAAACCTTGGTGGATGGCAACCCCAGCGCAGTTAAGGTAATTGAATACGTGAACCCTTATGAGGGTATTCAGGAGTTCAAAAATAAACTGGCTCTGGATTATGAATTGTTCAACGGATTTGCCTATGAGGTACATTACAACAAAGTAGGGCAGATTTCAGCACTTTACCACGTAGATTTCAGCAATGTGCGTACACTTGACCACGAAATCTATATGTATGCAGAGGATTGGAAAAAGGCAAAGCACGAGGACATGAAGCACTATGCACCTTTCAACCCGAAAAAGGCCCAACCAATGGAAGTGCAGTTGTACTACTTCCGAGAATATGCACCTTCGTTGGGTGTTTATCCGCTTCCACCTTATCAGCATTGTTTGCAGTATATTGAAATTGATGTGGAGATAGCCAATTTCCACAATAACAACATCCGCAACGGGTTTGCCAACGGAACGCTGGTTCAGTTGTTCAAAGGGCAGCCCACAGAGGAAATTGCCTACAACTTTGAGAGGAAGTTTAAACAGAAAACCACAGGCACAGACAACGCAGGTGGTGTGCTTATTCAGTTCAACGAAATGAATGAAAAGTCTGCGGAGATTGCACATTTGCAACCTTCCGACATGGACAAACAATTCCTGCAACTTAACGAAACGGTGCAGGATGAAATCTTTATCGGCCACAACTTCCCGAAAATTCTGCTCGGCTACGCAACCGAAGGCGCACTTGGGCAGCGTAATGAAATGATTGAGGCATACGAGTTGTTTCATAAGTCATACGTTAACAAACGTCAAGTAAAACTTGACACTTGCCTTGAAAATACCCTTGAATACGTTTACCCCGGTATTGAATTAGATACAAAAGACAGCGATTTCTTGGGGGTTGATTATGTGGCCTTGCATCAGGTTGGAATTGTGACCGTAGATGAAGCAAGAACAGCCCTTGGATTAGGCGAAACTGCACAGACCGTTGTGGATAGCGCACAGCGTATAATTGAAAATATCAACAGCTTGTCACCATTGGTAGCAAATAACGTGCTTTCAAACATGACGGTGAATGAAAAACGTGCATTGGCAGGATTGCCACCTATACCGGGCGGTGATGCGTTGGCAACTGCACCAACAGAAACAGCAACTCCCGAAAATTTTAGCCATCAGGGTTGCGAATTTCACAAATGGTCAGACAATGACTTGTCAGTTTTTGCCAAATTTGGGGCTGATGAAAGCGAATTTGAAGAAGTGAAACTCACATTTGAACTGACCACCAAAGAAAAAAGGGTACTGGCTGTGGTAAATTCCGATGAAAAAGCTACATTGAAAGACATTTCCACTGCCACAAAAATAGGCGAAGAAGAAGTCATCAAGATTTTGAAAACTTTGCAGGACAGCGGTAAGATAAATTGGACTAATAACGCAATCAAAATCACCGACATTGGCCGTGGAGAGATTGCAGACACCGAACTGCCCAAGTTGGAACTGCGTTACAAGTACGATTTAGACCCCGATGCGTTGCCGTTGCAACCCGGTGGAAAAAGCCGTGAGTTTTGCCTTCGTATGGTGGACATGGGCAAACTTTACACCCGTGAAGAAATCGACCAAATGTCTGCAATTTTAGGTTATAGCGTATGGCTTCGCCGGGGTGGGTGGTACACCGTGCCTGAAAGCGAACCACCTTTGCATATTCCGCATTGTAGACACGAATGGAAACAAAGAATAGTAAGGAGAAGAAACAATGGCTAATTTCGCATATTTCGTAAGTGAGCAGGATGTAAAGAAGAACACCCCTATCGATGAGAATGTCGATAGCAAGTTGCTTCAAACTGCCATGCGCACAGCACAGGATGTATATATCCGTGATATTTTGGGAAGCACCCTATACGACAAGATTTGTGATGACATCAACGGGGCTGGGCTTGGTGGTAATTACCTGACATTGGTCAACAAATACGTTGCACCTTGTCTGTATCACTATGTGATTTTGGACTCAATGCTGCCATTGACCTACAAAATGATGAATAAGTCAGCAGCAAGTCGTGGCGCAGAAAATGCAAACGCTGTGGATGTTGACCAGCTTCGCATGATTGAGCAGCGTTACCAAAATAAGGCAGAATACTACGCTGAAAGACTGCGCCTGTACTTGGCTGAAAATGATACACTTTTCCCCGAATACCAAAACCCTGCGAGTGGCTTGGATGTGATTAACCCACAAAACCAAAACATATTTGGTGGGTTTTATCTGGGCGAAGATGATGATTACAAATTCCTGCGTGGATTTTTCTCATGAATAAAGTAAGACAGAAAAACGAAAACAAACTGAAACTCTATCTCAATGGTAACAATCAACCAACTACTGGAAGCTCTGGAAACTGCGGGAAACAACCACAAGCAGATAAAGTCCACCATCGTAAATATTGAACCCAATATCAATACAAGCGGTGAACAGCTTTATCCACTTATGCGGATTTTCCCTGATGGTTCACAGGTGACCGTTGACAAGGTGATTTATCGCTTTGCGGTTGCCATTGCTGACAGGCACAGAGAAGATTTTACCGATGCAGTAGAAAGGATTTCAGATATGCACACGGTCATGTTGGACATTTACTCAATGCTGCGCTACGTTTACCGAAACAACATAGCCGGAACATGGGTAATCAATGACAGCATCACACCATTTTATGACGCACAAACGGACATCGTTAGCGGAGTTGCGGCCGTTATCGAATACCATTGTCCGAATTTGAGAGATTACTGCGACACACCCAATAACAATTTAACATTCCCAACAATACAATGAGTACAGCAACAGAATTTATGAGTGGTTTTACGGGCTGCAAAGTCCTTTCAGGAACAGGCGCAAATACCGGCCGTTGGCAGGGTTTTGTAGTAAACGCAGATGCGGTTGTTTCAGCAGCCCTTGACAAAAATGCGGCAAGTGTAATGACAACCCTTGGACTGACAGGCATCACCCTGAAACAAGGCACTTTCATTTCGATTTCCGAAGGCGATTGGTTCAGCAGCATCACGCTGACAAGCGGAAGCATCGTAGCGTATAACGTATGATAAGGATTGGTGTTCGGTCATTTGTAGCAGGTGGTGGCAATGATGCCGATGCACAGGCCTTTATTGATGCCGCTGCAATAACTGATGTAACACAGCAGTCAGCCATCAATACATTGGTACTGGACTTGAAAAATTATGGCATTTGGACAAAAATGAAGGCCATTTATCCTTTTTGTGGAGGAACGGCATCGAGCCACAAATGGAATTTGAAAGACGCTCGCGACCTTGATGCTGCGTTTAGGTTGGTGTTTACAGGTGGATGGACACATAGTTCAAATGGTGCTTTACCAAATGGCACAAATGGTTATGCAGACACTTTTTATACACCATCAACTTCTGGTCAATTAAATTCAGCACATTTGTCTTATTATTCACGTTCAACAACAGGTGTTACACTTGCTTTGATAGGGTGTAACAATGGTGGAGCACCAGTATATCGCCATGTCCTTGGTATATCAGCCACAGCAGTTGCATTAAATACAACAACAACCACATCTTATACGCCTGCGAGTTCTGCTGGATTTCACATGGTTAAAAGAGAAACAAGCACAGAAATAAAGTTAGTGTATAATGGTGTTGCAGCAAGTCCAGTATCAATGACAACAGATGGTAGACCAAACGTTGCAATGGTTATAGGTGCAAGAAGAAGTGGCGCGTCAATAACAAATTTTTCAGCTCTGCAATGCGCTTTTGCTTCAATAGGTGACGGCCTAACCGACACCGAAGCAGCCAATCTTTATACCGCAGTACAGGCATACCAAACTACTTTATCTCGCAATGTATAAACTATCCGAAATAGCACTCGAACAATACAGCCAATATGTAGGGCTGTTGACTGAAACTGACAAAGAATTACTTATCGGCCAATGGTACATGGATGACAGCTACTTCAACCCTATTGAGGACAATGACGATAGGTGGGTGATTTCCGTTGAAGAAATCAGCCAATGCGTTAACCCTGATTTTATGTGGGTGCAAAACCTGCCGCTAATTCCGTATGTTCCTAAACCTGCACCGCCCTTTCCCTGATGAAAAACGAAACTGAAACAATCGTAGGTAGTTGGCTTTTATGGTTGGCCGGGGCTGCTGCAAAGTTGCTGCCGTTAATTCAATTCCTGTCATTCACCGCTGCCCTTGTTTTATCCTGCATAGGCATCTATAAGTTTTTCAAACATGGCAAAAAGTAAAGAGGTAATCAAGTGGCAACCGAAAAGCAAACGGAAGTTGGGCAGACACACGAAGTCAGCGAACAAACACAAGTCAGTAAAACCATATCGAGGTCAAGGAAGATGAAACTGAAAGGATATTTTAAACCCACCCCAAAGCGTTTCAGGGTTTTAGGCGACAGCATTGCCGCTGCATCTTTGTTCGTTGCCGGGCTTAACCTTGACCATCCCAAGTTGATGCTGATTTCAGGTGTATGCGGTGCGGTCGGAAAGTTCGTGACCAATTTCTTTGCGGAGGATGAAACGAAGTGATTGGCTTTTTGTGCTTTGTGGTGTACTTATCACTGTGCTTGTCTTTGGGCATTGCCCGACACAACAAAAACCACAAACAGAGACAGGACTGGTAGACAGTTTACAAGCCGAAATTGACAGCATCAAAAACGAATACTCGCTGCTGTTGATCAACCGACCTGAAAAGGTAAAACGCATCGGTGAAATTAGGACAAAATATGTCCACGACACATTGACCATTACCGAACTGCAACAGGACACGATAAAACTTGCTGCACTCATTGACGAAAACCGCCTTTGCTGGGAAATTATATCCGATGACAGCGTGGTAATTTACAGCCAAGAACAGGTAATAAAATTGCAGGATTCTGCGATTACGCATTTAGAAGCGATTACAGCCACTCAAAAAGAACAAATAAAACAATGTATCGCTGACAACAATAAAATGCGTAGGAAACGAAATGCGTGGCGAAATATCGCAATCTTATCATCATTATTATTCATAGCCAAATGAAAGCACTGCAAGAACTACTGAACAAAAATGGGGCAAACCTGAAAGCGGATGGGGTTATCGGCCCGAAAACTACCGAAGCATTGGCCAATTACATAGCCAACGAATTGAAAAAACGCAAATGGTTGCCCCAATATCACGGCATTGTATGGCTTCGCACGGATGACAAGTTGACAAACAAGTTCGAAGATTACTGCGTTGTCTACAAATACGGCCAAATTGTGTACGTTTGCCCTGCTTCTACCACAGCTGGTGACTTCTATGTGTACAATCCCCTCACCGTTGGTGGGATAAATGGCACAGCAGTAGCCGCTGAACAGCAGGTTGTCGGTTCACACCGCTTTGTAACGGGTGCAAAATGGTCAAATTTGTGGCTTGGTGCGCCTTATTTTCAGCAGATTTTGCCCATTACCATATACCGGGATGGTACAAAAGACAGGCAACTTGACCAAAAAGTAACGCAATTCGGGTTATTTGGCATCAACTTTCATCGTGCCGGGCTTGGTGACTGGGTGAATAAGTGGTCAGCAGGGTGTCAGGTTGTGCCTGATAAACACTGGTTCGAGATTGTGAAGCGATTTAACGCAGGGCAGACCATTGATTTTACCCTATTTTGCACATTCGGATAAGCAAAATTTTGTAAAATCGCTCATTCCATTGAGCAAAATTACTCAATGCTTTGCGTAAAAACTATCGGTGGACATCCACCAAGTTGATAAGGTGTTCGATTGAAAACTTGACAATATATGTCAACTCACCGCATACGATAATGGTAAGCGGCTTTTTTGGTGTGCTGCGGTTGTCAGGCATCATGCAGTCAATTTTGTACAAACAGACAGGAAATGTCGGCTCTTGGTACAAATCAACTTCGGAAGGTGCAATGCCCATTTCATAAAGGGCATCTTCCATTTCATCTCCTGCGATTACTTCCAAACATAAAGGCGTGGTAAACATTAGTAAACCCTCCCTTCTATTATGCGGTAATTTTCTACGTGGAAGTTTCTATTTGGTAGCACGGTAACGATTGCGCCCCCATGATTTTGTTTGATGTAGCCGTAGGGGTTGTATTCGGGTGTAAGTGTGCAATGACACCCAGTTGAGAAACAAACAATCTCATCACCTTTCAAGTTGTTTTCGTGGTGTGATGAAGTTTGGTGGTGGTGGCCGATAAGCAGCGAAGATTTTGCCCTCATGAATGCACCCCGTGCCGGGTTCACGGGAGCCATAATTGACTTTTGAAATTCATGTCCGTGAAGAATGTCAAGTTTTCCTGCCTTTATTCTTTCCCGAAACACCACTTTGATGTCGTACTTTTTCAGGTGCAGTTGTTCTTCCAAAGTTATGCCATCCAAATCTTCAATGGCACGGGCATTGCTTAACAAATAATGGCGCATACGTTCTTCGTGATTGCCGAACTTGTACCAAATCGGCAGGGTTGGAAATTCCTCACGTAGCAACTGGAAGAAACTGCGTGTCATTATCAATTCCTCACGAATGCTGGGCCGTTTGGTTTCCTGCAAAAAGCGGCTGACCATATACATATCAATTATGTCACCGTTCAGCACAATGCCTGTGATACCTTTTTCTTTGCCGTATTCCAACGATGCCTGAATAGCAAGTGGGTCATGTTCGGGAAAGTGGATGTCGGACATCACAAGGTATTTTCCTGATGGCAGCACCACATCCTTTCGGACTGGTAGCTTGGTGTAAAGGCCAAACTTTTTCAGGCCTTCTTCGATGGTAGATTTACCGGGCATATTTTCGCTGTGTTTTTTTGAATATGAATTACTACCCATTGAACCTGTGGCTACTCTTATTTGCTTTCGTACCGCATCCACGTTTGGCCATACTCCGGGGTTTTGTTCGTAAATAAGTTTGGCGAGTGTTTGTTTTGGGAGCATCAGCTGCCCATCCATCATGTGTTGCTGCATGATAGATTTGACGATTTCAATTTTAGTCATCTATCTATAAAAGTAGTTAGCCCCTGCGATTGCTAACATCCACCAAAAAGTCGATGAATGCTAACAAGACAGGGGCAATATACAACATTAAACCAAATACCATCTAATTTGTCAGGGCTGTGCCGTTTAATTCGTCTTGCCACACCCTGATTTTGAACCACTCATCTACGCTGGGGATGTCATCAGGCATTTGGGTGTAATCGTATGGCTGTGCTTCTGTTACTTCATCCTCGCATGGTGGCTGCCATTGTTCTATTGACTTCGGGGTTTCACGTTTAGTCAGCATTTTTACCTCCGTATGTTTTTTGATAGTAATTTTCTAATCCATTTTCGTCAACAAAAGATGCAGTATAATCTACATTGTCTTGTCCTGCTTGATAAGCATTTTCAATCTGCTCCTTTTCCATTTCTTTGGCTTGTTCAAAATCGTGTTGCATCACCCATTGTTCGTGCATACCTAATTTGCTGAAAAAAATATCCAACGCTGTCTGTTTCATTTTTCAATCTCCTTTAATGCAATGGTGTCACTTCCTGCCACATAGATAGCAGCCGTAATAATCTCTCCGCCATCGGTAACGGGCATCACTCCTTTTTCTTCGGACTTGTATGCCCACTTTGCCATATCTTCAACGGTTGCAAGTTGGTTTTTTGCAACAACCCATTCATCCAAATGGTCAAACTTCCAGCGACCTGCACCGGAACGGCATTGGATTTCAAAGCCCATGTGCTGAAATGTCTTGCCATACATCTGTGCTTCGTTTATAGCTTGGGATTGTATCTGCTCTTTGGCTGCTTTTATTTGCTTTTCAATGCGGGTGAGTTGGCAGAACGCATCCAAAGCGGATGCGTTGCCTTCCTCAAAATCAAACATCAATTTAACTACATCTGTCATGGCTTCAAAATTATTACCTCTTTGAAGTTACCGAGATTAACCCACTCAACAAGTTTAGTCAACTTGTCTTGCGCCCAGTCAGGGATATACTTCTCATTGCATTCGATGAACACCTTGGGGTAATCATACAGGCAGCGGCCCAAACCAAATTGAACAGCAGCCCTTTTCATTGCATCCGAGATACCACCCTTTTCAGGTTCGATATTTGTCTTTGATGCACCATCTTCACGGTAGATTGTTTTTACAAAACCTTCTTCGTCATTATAATGTATCGTCAAACGGCAGATGAAGCCATTGCCGATTTCCCTGAACTCGGACGTCCAATTTGTAGGGCCGAAGGCAGCGTCAAAGCGTTGCATTACGCATCTGTTGTTAATGTACGGCACGACAATCATTTTGCCTGTGCTGGTGACTGATTGCACTCGCCATTCAATCTCGTTTGGCTGAATAGGTGCGGTTAAAATTTCATTCATTGTCCTTGGAATATTAAAGTGTTTGTCTTGATTTTGCCTTGTTATTTTAAATTGTCCGTGTGGATTGTGCCGAAAATCCTGATTAAGGTTGGCAGAATTTCAGCTGGGATGCTCACGCATTTGCGGCCATCTTGACCGGGTGCAAATTCCTGAATGAAATAAATGGTGTTGCTGTCATCTTCCCAATCAATGTTGTAGATGACATCATCGTGTTCGAACTTGGCAGAATAGCTGCCGGTGTGTGTGACTTTTATTTGTGTTTCCATGATGCAAATATAGTATAAGTTTTTATATTTTCAAACTTTCTGCAATTTTTTTTATCAGGTCATCCGATATCGGTTCAGCGTTAAATCCTTTTTTCCGATATTTTTTGAGTGTCTTTTCAAGTTCGTCATCGGGAACCGGTTCAAAGGACATCATCTGGTCTTTCCAATACACCACCGTTTTATATCCCCGTGTTTCAGTTGACATTCACAATATCAAAAGCCGTGTCAATTACAACCTGCTCTTTTTTGCTTTTGTACTTGCTGGGATTGTTCAGGGCTTTTATAACCGTGGCATAACTTGCCACACCTTTACAGGCATCAACAACCTGCATCTTCATCCCTTTACGTGCGTGGATTAAAAAGTGTATACGTTTTTCTTCGTGTGTCATATCTTGTGTTTATATTCAGGGTTGGTCGTTTCTTTTTTCGTTGCGATTTTAAGCAGGATAAGGTAGCCGATAAGGTCATTGAGTGTGTCCTCATCGGGTGCTTCCAGTCCAGTTGTTTTGATGCGGCTCAATTTGTCATCAATGCGGACAAGTAACTGCTCTTTGGTGGATGCCTTGCTGAAAACTCGCACCGGTTCCAGTGCGGAGTTTCCATACTTGGCATTTTTAGCAATCAACATATCACAAATACGATTGCAGGTTTCAACTATTTCCTGCTGCATCAGAAAGGCAAATCATCGGTTGCGGTTGCACTTACTTTCGGCTCGGGTGTTACATTTTTGTAACTTACATTTTTAGCACCCCCAACATAGGTTGCAGGTTTCTTCGCTTCCCGTTCTTCTTTGGTTTGCGACAGGGCAATGTAATGGGTTTCTCCAAACTTTCCTTCGGTTTTGCGTTCAGCACATACGAGCTTGATGTACTTCTTTCCGTTCTTTCCGGTAGTGATTGCCTCGCTGGGCAGGTCACTTAAACATATATCGAGTATTAACATAGGTGCAAATATAGTAAATTAAATCTGTTCTGCAAAGTTTTCAAACTTATTTTTCACGGTTTCAAGGTTCCGGGCAAACCTTTTGTCATAAAGCATCAGGTTATCCACCACCCTGCACGAATTTATTATCGTGGAATGATCACGGCCACCGCATAATTGCCCGATTTTTTGCAACGAAAGTGTGGTCTTATTGCGGCAAAGCCATTGAAATATTTGCCGCAGCTCTACTATATCCCGCTTCCGAGTTTCAATGGTGATAAATTCGGGCTGGTATTCAGCGAAAACCGATTTGATTGCAAGGTGTGCGGCCTTTATGTAGTGTTCTGACTTGTCCATTTGGTCAACTTTGAGCATTCTTTCAAGTTCCTGAATGCGTATTGACTGATGGTAGATGACTTCTTTGAGCCGTTCAATTTCGCTTCGCCTGAATGTTGTCCGGCTGTTGTGTTGTGGTGCTTTTAATTGTGTTCTCATGCTGCAAATATAGTTTAATTATTTATATTTAGAAAATATATTCAACGGTTTTACCCATAAAATTGCATTGCAGCGTTCCTGTCATCCCATTTCTGCATTTGCTGATAATGAGTTCAGCATCTTCAAGTTCGGGCGGGTTGCCCCCGGACTTCTGGGCTTCGTAGTAATCAGGGCGGTAAGGGAATAACACCGTGTCTGCATCCTGTTCTATTGCCCCAGACTCCCGTAGGTTTGCCAATTTTGGGCGGCTGTTTCCTTCCTCTGTTCCCCTGTTAAGTTGTGACAATGGCATTACGGTGCATCCGCATTCCTTTGCAATCAGTTTGCATTGCCGGGATATGTTGGCGATTTCCTGCTCCCGATTTTTACCGCCTGTGCTTTTGACCAGTTGCATATAGTCAATGATTACCAGTGTTGGTTTTACTTTCATGGTCTTAATTCGGGTTTTGATTTGAGCTATGTCCAGCATGGTGCTGTCTTCGATTTGAAATTTGTAATCAATCAATAGTAATTCACGGGCAATGTTTTCCAATTCAAATTCATTCACATCAGCGTTGCGGACTTTCAGGTTGTCCACCCGGCCCAAAGATGAAAGTATGCGGTCTGCGAGTTGTTCTTTGCTCATCTCCATGCTAAACATTATAACCCTGCCACCCAGTTTTGCATGGGCAATCCCGATGCTGACTGCGAATGCTGTCTTACCCATTCCGGGCCGACCTGCCACCACCACGTTTTCACCGGGTACAAATCCACCAATGTACTTGTCAAGTTTGGTGAACCCGGTTGGTAGTCCTATCGTTTTGATTTCTGCCTTGCTTCGTTTCTCCAAGTTATCGAAGCGGTCACCGAGTAAAGTGATCAGGTCAACAGCTTGGCCGCTTTCGGTAAGTTGTATTTCATCAATCATTTTTTGAGTGCTGCTGATACTTTCCATAATATCGCCACCATCCTGCATGAATTTTACCTGATTTGCCATGCAGTCAATCATCGTTTTACGGATAAATTCCTGATGCAGCATTGCTACCAACCGGGTAATGCTTTCGCCTGTGTAGTAATTGTTTAATCCTGCGATGTCCATTGCCATATCACGGTGCTTCATTACCACCGCCACGTTGTCTATATGCTCGTTATTTAGGTACATCGCCTGAATGGTCAAACATAGGGTGCGATATTTTGGTACGGTGAACCATTCACTGCGTACCGTTGCGGTTAGGTCAAGCTGCTTACCTTGCAGCCACGTTCCTAGAATTTGTTGCTCTATCATTCTAAATATTTTATGGCCTTGGCCTGTTCAACTTCCATAGGTTTTAAAAATGGGATGGTGTTTGCAAGTTTGGTTTTCCAGTTCTTAATCTTTTTGCCGTGACCATCAACCCACCCAGCTTCCACCCATTGATTGTATTTTGCTTCAATAGGATAACGATAACCGGGTTTCAGTCCTTTCATACCGTATTCGCAAAATTCTTCAAGCGTAGGTATTATATTCTCTACATTCTTTTCATTCTTATCATTCTTAACATTCTTGTTAGTGTCCGTTTGCTTTACTGTTTGGTGTCCGTTTGCTTTATCATTTGCCTTACTATTTGCTTTATCGTTTGCCTGATAATCATCGTACTTACATATTGATATTAAGGTAGTTACGTTGCTTTTTTGCCTTACTATCATGCCATCACTTTCAAGCATAGTCAAGTATCTTTCCACCTTACCTCTTGACCACTTCCATCTTTTTGCCAAAGTATCAGCATCGTGGCCGATTTGTCCACGCTGAATATTGACACGGATGCCACGCTTGTAAAAAAAGTTATCATTGCTATTGGCTAACAATAACAGGTCAATCCATGCATGAGTTCTGTTAAAAGGTTCCGAATGGTACAATGGGTTATCCATCATGCACCTGTGTATCTTAATCCAGCCGTTGCTCATTTTGTGTATATGTATTTAACCAATCTTGCATCTCATCAATGAAACCTTGTGCTGTTTCCGCATCTAATGTAATGGAAAGCTGTTCGTGACTACTTGGATTTTCAATCATAATTGTAAGACCTTGTGCTCCTGACCATGTGCTGATTTGATTTGAGAAATCTGCATCGTGAAATAAAATTGTTTTGTTCATTTTGATATTTGTTTAAGGGTTAATTTTTTGCATTGCTGATAATAGATGATTTGCAGGTCAAGTTTCATCCACAGGTACTCACATTGTAATAACGTAAGCACCTTGTTTTCTCGCCTGTAATTTTCATACTCTTTGCGCAGTTCAAGTTCTGCGATTTGCTCGTCACAATATGCGACTGGTAATGGTGTGGGTTTGTAAATGTTCATAAAAAAAACACCCACACTTTCAAAGGTTAGACCCGGCCCAGAGATAGCCGCCCTTTTACTTGCGTGGGTGTTATTTATGTGATTGTTCATTGCTCTGTATTCTCGGCAGGGGGTCTAATCCTGTTGTTCCGATATGCAATTATAAAACAAAGATTTTAGATTTCCAAATTTATTTTTATTCGTTGCAATACTGCTGAGTTTCGTGGTAATCAATGTCGCTTTGCTCGTCACGTTCCCATTCGATTGTTTGCGTGATGTACCATTGCCATCCCTTTTCCCATTCTTTAAACTCATCGGAGTTAAGATCAAAAGGATTTTCGCCTTCGGTTTCGTAGTAATTAAACTGTTGACTGGCTATCCAGCCCATTTCAAAAGGTG